AAATCACAACGTTGGTCATGCCCAGCTCGCGCATGCGTTTATAAGCCTGCGCCTCCTCGATTGGGTTGAAATCCGTGCGCTGCAGGTTGGCAGTCATGGCCAATAGCAGGCGCTCACGCTGGCCGCCGCCGTCCATCGATGGGCGGACACTGGCCTCGATCTCAGTCAGGCCGGCCATGCGCGCCGCCCTGACCCGCCGGTCGCCGTCGATCAGGATATATAAATCGCCAGCTTGCTCGACGCTGATCGGGTTGATCAGGTCGTGCTTTTTGATCGATGCGGCCAGGGATTGCAGTTCGTCCGGATCGAATTCTTTCCGGGGCTGCTCTGGGTTAGCAACAATTTTGCTTAATGGGATTACCGCCATATTTCCTCACTTCTTGCTTTTGATAACAGAAATTATCAAGAACTAATTTTTAATAATCTCCACCAGGAACGGGATCTTCATATTCATCAGTTTCCTTATACGGCCAATTATTCTTAATCCGGTAAATCGCCTGGCCCCTAGGAATCACGTGGCCCGAGTTATCTCTTGTGCCGCAGTGATAATCTATGCGCGCCAGGGTCATCCCTGGCATCCTGGCAATGTCAGAACGCGCCGGCTCACGTATTCCCCATTCGTCCATCGCCGCCAAAAGGACTCGGAGAATTTCCGGGTCAGGCCTACTAGCTAGTGGTAGATCTTTAACTGGATTCTTGGAATCTTTAATTAAAGATCTACTACTACTAGAGGAGTCGGAAATTCCGAGTCGGAAATTCTCCGACTCCCCTTTCTCTTCACTGGCATTACTTTCGGGATCGTCGCCGGCTACCGGACCCGCAGGGGCGCCGGTCAAAGCTATGGGCGATGGATCGCATGCTTCATCTGCGCCGGCTGGAGGTTCTAACCTCGTCTGAGCCATGAGCGGAAGTTGAGTTGCATAAGTCGAAAGCTGCCAGGAATAGCGGCCATTTCGGGTGACTAGCCTTCTATGTTCGAGATCTCGGAGGGCCTTAGCCACCGTTTTATCGCTCAATTGACTAAAATCCTCCAAATATTTTGCATTCTGTGGCTGGGCAGAAAGGATAAGTAATAATAAAATTTTTGCACTATTTGGCTTGAGATCCCTGACCAGGTCAATCGTGAAATAGAACTCATCTTTCATATCAGGCTCAACTGTTCTGCCGGTGTATCGTTGCCAAAGCGCCTGGCGGCTGCCTGGTCCATCGCCCGCAGGGTTTCCGCCATGTCGGTGATCTTCGAGCGGTATTCCACCTGGGAGAACTCATCGTACTCCGCCCGGTCCCTGGCCAGGTAATAACCGCCGTCTCCGGATGAGCTGCATACCAGGTGGCCGTCCTTGCGCAGCTCAGCGATGGCTGCCCGCATGTGCCGGTCGAACGTCAATGGGATCAGGTCGGACCCAAACCCCATCCGGCGTAGATCCTCGGCCAGGTCCAAGCGCTTGATCGTGTTTTCCTTCCCGATGTGGAAAGAAGATAGCACTTTCAGCACCGCCCGCACTATACCGGGCTCCATTTGCCGGATCTCCTCGTCGTAGAGTTTATTGGCCATTGGCAGTCTCCATCAAATCCATCAGACTTCTTGCCCTGGGATAACTGATCTTGAATTTTCGTTGAAGTTTACTGACTGAGATTTCCCCTTCTTCTGCCTTGAACTTGCGGACTTCCTCGAGGAGCTCATCCTTGAAATCGGTCACGATTTTTAAAGGGTTCTTCGAAAGGAGCGCCAATTGTTGCCCATCTAAAGTGGCGACTGTGCCCTGTTTGGTAGGCAGAGCAACCATTTCGGTGCCTGGCAGGCCTGGCTGCATAATGGATTGAAGATCTTTAGCAAGATCAATGTTCCAGGCGCCATACCTTTCGATCACCTCCCGAAACTCCTCAATATCGTGATGGCGTATCTTCCAGCCGTTCGACGCGTCGCCGCCGCAATGACATAATTCGTGTTCTATCAGCGCTTCACGTGCTTTACTGGATATACGCATATATTGATCCTCGGTGATGACGATCAGGAAATCGTATTCCAGCAGCGGTTGCATCTTCGCCTGGATCTTAGAAGTCTTGGCCAACTCGACCCGGTCTTGTCTTCCGGTGCCATTATCCTGGAAGACGAAGGCGATGCGCGCTTCTTCGAGCGCCGGATGATATTTGCTGATCAGGTCCTCAGCCAGGTGGATCACTTCTGTGGATGCTTCCGAATATTTCTTTGGCATGCGCCTCCTTAATGCATTCCCGCCGCAATGGCATAGCCCAACCAGACGCCGACCTGGCTGCCGATGATCACGCAGGCCAGGACCGCCGCCATCGCCATCAGAAACCAGGCTGCCCAATCTGTGCTTGAAGGTTTATGCGCCATCGATATTTTTTTCCTTTCAAAAACTGAGGATTATCTCCAGGTGAGCGAGGAAGGCCTCGAACCTTCCTTACGGTGCCTCTCGCCACGTGGCCGAGGGAGGGTCGGTCACAGCTCCCGTTGCGATTCCCGCCGCCCAAGTTAAATTTCTGCCGGCATTCCACCGGCTTGGCGCTGGACGGGCAAGTCCGGGCGCTTGATTGGCTCGTTTCCTACCTGTCTACCTCCCATTTCAGGAGTCTCTATCGGGTTTTTATCGTTTTGCCCAGGGCTGTGACTTCTCCTTGTTCCTGCATTCTCGCAGGGGATATTCCTCGGCTGTAGCTTTCCCTTCGCCCGCAAACTGGTGACCTCCCCGGCGCCGCTGGTGTCTTTCAACCGTCAGGCTTACCGGCTAGTACATCCCTTGGCTGTAACAATCACATTTCCAGATTGTCCCCGGCTGTAGTTTATGCCATGTCGCAGATAGGGCGTAACCAATCCTTTTTTAGTTTTGGCATATATGGCCGGTTTTGAACGTGATCTCCACCGGTCGCATGTTAAGGTTCTTGGGAAGGAATAACTGTTACCATCCCTTCCAATGATGGCGTACAAGATCCATAATCAAACCGAGAATGAAACCCACAAGAAAAATCACAACTAATGTCCAGATAAAAGCAGGATCTAAAAAGATATTTATCATTGAAAATTTTCTTTCACAACTCGCCAGGCGCAGCCAGGATAGACACCGGCTTAATTCACATCACCAAATTGACTGCCCCTTGCCTTTCGGCCGGGCAAACGGATACGCGTAGCGTGCTGCGCCTGGCATTATGAAGTTGTCTCGCCCCGATGGGCGATAGGAGCCGGGCAGATCCGCCTGCCTGCGAGCGGTAGGGCGCTCACTCCCGGCTGGCCAGCCAGCTCGCTGCGCCGCGGCTCCTTCATGATTGCGCCGTCCTGACCTCGACCAGGACTGTAATGATTTGGGATAAACTGTTGGCGACTACCGCTGCATTTCTCAGTAACTCTACCGATGATTCTTTTTCTAAAATCGGCTCTAGTTTTCGCAGCCCCTTCCGGGCCTGGGCGATGGATTCCATTCGCGCCGCCTCGGCTACGTATGGCCATCTTTTCCGCATGGTCATCATTCCTCCTATTCGTGCCCTATTTGGGACACAGTTCGCAAATCCTGCCATGATGGTGTTGTGCTTACATCCTCATTCAAGATTTGTTCCCCATCTTGCGGACCTTCCGACCCTTCGAAGATGATCAGGCTGCGTTCTGCCGCCCGCATTGCTTTGGCCTGTTTCCAGGTCAGGCCGGATTTCACCGTCACGCATTGGCGCACCTTAATTGTTTTCTTGGATTTTTTTGGATCCAGTTTCGGATCTGGCTTGGTTTCGTAAGTAAATCGTTTGACGGAGTACAACATGCTGGCTTTTCCCCTGTTATCAGCTTTTCTCGATTATCGGATCTTCAGTTTTCGTCTGATAGACTGCCAAAATCTCACCCGCCCACGTCTTGGCCAATGCCGTCGAATCGGGAGAGGCAATCACCCGGAAAAGCGTCATCGTATCTGGAGATTCTTTGCCTTCTTTCCAGTTCCATACAGCCTGCCGGCTTGCTTTAATGCCCAGGCTTATGCCGAAAGCCTCCAGGGTTTGCTCTCCGATATATTTTTTCGTGATTTCTGATGTTTTATCCTTCACGTCGCCTCCAGCGAAATTAGTCACTTATTGCGAAATTATAATAGCACGTTGCGACGAGAATGTCAATAGGTATTTATTGATTTATGAAAAATTACTATACTGAACTTATGCCTGAAATTGGAAAATGGCTTGAAACCAAAATGCTTCAATGGGAGTTAAAACAAGGTGGGCGTCGTAATCTCGAAGAATTTGCGACTTTTATAGGATTAAGTCGCAGTTATTTATCTGAGATATTAAATGGGAGTAAAACTCAAATCAGCCGAAAGGCAGCCGATAAAATTGCTCAGCGCCTCGGCGACTTCGAGATTATGGATATCTGCGGCTATGCGCGTCCGGATCCGGCAGATCTCCTGGCCGATTTCCCGCCCGAGCTGCGAGACCCCTTACTTTCCGCTCTCAGCGAAGCCAGGTCCGAACTTGTCAAGAGAGGCAACGAAGAAGCTAACCCCGCAGCCGAAGAGATCATCAGGCAGGCGTTCGCTAAGTACGGCGTCCAGATTACGTTCACCAAAAGATCATAATTTTTCGGTTGTGTTTTCATAGAACGGCAGTTCTATTATATAACGAAACAATTTTCAATACAAGCACCAAAAGGAGGGAAAATCACATGAAAAAGATATTGGTATTTTTCCTGATCATCTTTCTTAGCGCCTGCACCCCATCCACAAATACAATCCAGACCGCCATCGCCTTAACTGAAGCAGCCAGGCCCACCGATACTATCATTCCCTCACCAACCGCTACCCAAACCCCCATTCCACCTACCAGTACCATCACCCCATCTCCTACCGACACACCGGTTACCCCTACTGCCACACCCGTTTTTGAAGTCATTACACCAGAGCAAGTTATTGCCGCCTTCAAAGCCGCCGGCCTGGAGGCTGAGAATCCCATGCCGATGACCCCGGCTGATTATGGTTTGGCGCCTATGGTAGCCACCAAAGGAATTCATATCCTGATCCCATCTATGTGTTCAGATTGTGGTGGTAGAATTTTTTCCTTTGCCAATTCCGCCGATCGTGAAATCATGGCAGATTATTACAACAAATTCGCCCGAGCATCGGCGGCTTTATTTTCGTGGGTGTTCGAACAGAACAATATCCTGGTTCAAATCAATGGTGATCTGCCACAAACCCAGGCTATGAAATATAAGCAAGTTTTAGATTCTCTTACCCCAATAATCCCACCTACCGAAACCCAACAGCCCACACTTGCCAATAACCAGACTTGCTGCAAAGTCTGTAGTTCAGCCAGCAAAGCCTGTGGCGATACCTGCATCAGCCTGACCAAAACCTGCACCAAACCGGCCGGATGCGCATGCCAGGCCAAATAATATTTAACCTTATTCCTTTTCTTTCGTATATTTCCGGATCATTTCCTCGAATATCGCCTGCAGCTGGGAATCGGTGGCCGGCTTATCTAAATTCTTGGAAAGACCCAAAATCGTATCATGTACGTCATCCCGCACAAGGTTGCCATATACACCATCTGTTATCCCAATCGTCGAATGCATCAGATTCTGCGAAACGCTCTTGAATTGGGACATCGTTTGACAATGTTTCAGCGCGTAGACCGCATGGCCGTTTCTAAACTTATGCGCCGATCTATATTCCATACCGGCCATATTGCACAGATTTCGCAAACTATCGCAAAAATCAATCCTCCGATTGGCCAAAGCTTCCCGGTTGATCGAATCCTCTGGTAAAAAACCGCTGTACGAATCCATGTGAGGATACCAGCATAAACCATCATCCAGCTTTTCCCTTACATAGATATCCCAGGTTCGTACCACCTTCAATAATTCGGGAATATTTAATAATGTGGTAATTGCCGCTTTGCGGTTTTTGGTCATTACCCCTCGTTCGGGAAGTTGGAAAATCCGCATGTGCTCCAGATCGACGCAATTGATCGGCAAACTCATAAATGCCCCGATGCGCATCCCCGACAGGAACAGCAGCGCCACTGCCGCCTGAGTCCTGTGCTCGCTTAAAAAAGTGACCGGGAAGGTCGCCAGCTTGATTGCTTCTTCTACCGTATATAATAATCGTGTGTGCAGTTCCGATTCCTCGCGGCGAGCTCTTGGCGGCCGGATTGACAAAATCCAGTTATTGTCGATAGACCGGTAGCGACCAGGAAACTCCGCCTTGGCCCATAAAAAGAAAGCTCGTCCCGTCTTGCAGATCGCCGTGAAACCGCTCGAGCTGAGCAAGTTGTCTTTATTTGTCTTTAATTTTTCCAGATAGGCTGGGAAAGCCGGCCGGATCGCACCTGCCTTCATCAACGAATTTTCATCTGCCCATTTCAATAAATGGACCAGTCGGTACCAATAACCTACCACTGTGTGCGGATCGTTCTGTTTTAAATCTTTCTGAAAATTCAAAAAATCTTTCACATCCAGATAATTGTTGTAATTGATCATCCAACCTCCTTTTTAGGTTCAGCCTTGATAAAGCGAAAAACCTTATGTCCACATTGTGGGCATTTCCCATACCGGTTAGCAACACCATGCCCATTCGGCCGGCTGGTATGCAGTTCCACTGGCTGTACTACCTCATTGCATTTTAGGCAATAAACCTGGTCGTCCAGCATCTTCTGTTTTAATACCCTGGCCCGTCCATGCGGCCTTCGATTCTCTAAATAAATCTTGGCCCATCTGGCAAATGATTCGCCGTGGATCCAGATATTTCCCTTCGTATCTTTCATGCAAGGCGCCCCAGCCGGGAGGTAAGACCTATGTAAAGTATCTACGGTGATACCAAGATCTTCGGCGATATCGGCCGGCTTATACATCATATTTAACAGACTGCGCGCCTTCTGGACTTTAGATTTTGTAATAGTAGGGACAGGCATAGACACCTTAAAAAAGACACTGGCAGATTAACCAAAAAAAGGCACCTGCCGGTGTCTATCCCTGTAAATTCATTATATAACAGAAATCCGGAAACGAACCTTAAAAAATACTGACTTTTCGGCGCCTAAAATGTCGAAAATAAAGCCATTCGGAGCCGATTTTCATTTTCCACGTTGACCAAAGAAATGTTTAAAAAGTGCCTACACGGCGGGCTATAACCCTAATCCCGTAAGGTTCGTGGGTTCGAGCCCCTCCGCGCCCACTTTTGACGGTTCCCACCGTAAAAGGTGGAATCCCGGCCGGTCCGGCCCCTGGTCCCCTAGGCCACCGGTCATAAAAGAGCGCAGCCGGCCAGGGTTGCGCTCTTATGATTCGACCGTTTCTACAGAAACGCTCAGCATAATTTTCCCAAACGTTCGAGTCCGTTCGAGTCCGTTCGAGTCTCTAAAAAGAGCGCAGGCCTGGCCGCCTGCGCTCTCACTTTACCGTTTCTGCAGAAACGCTACTGGATAATCCAGAGGTCGGTTACCTTCGACCGTGTGAAGTACCCCTTCGGGATATAGCAATATCCTTTGTCGCCCCAAGTGATATTCCAGGAGTTCTTCACGATGGCGTGCTCAGGCGTGTACCCAAACACTGCCATGCAGTGCCCGCCGAGTTTCTCTTCTCCTCTGCGAGGCATGGGAACTTTGCCTGTCTTGGCTACAGCATCACTCTCGAATGACTCAAAGAGAATGCCTCCCCAAACTACGGCAAACCCTGCGTAGATCGAAGCGCACATCTCTTGCCAGGTATGTAACCTGTGATAGGAATTGATCTTGAAAGCCAGAGCGTCTTTGACCGCCGTCGCTGTCGGAGGTGTCCTGTAAGAGAGATCCGTGTACGAATCGTCGACCTCCAGGCAGCAGCCTCGTTTGAGAAACGCCCTCATGCCATCCTTGATCATGGCGCCGTTATCTACGCCGGTGCTGTGCTCCAGATCCAACTCATTCCAATATTCATCGGCTGGGCTGAAAATAAACCGGTTGGTCTTCCACTTGTACTCCAATACAGCCGTGGCGCCAAAGCCAGTGCAGGCGCCCTGGTCGAGTTGGTCCCGGACAGGGCTGGTGGGACGTAGATCCCAACTTACCGGATACCCACTAAGTGTAAAACCGATATCCCTGGCCAGGAAATCGACCTTACTCTCCGGGCTGGGAATTAGACCGTACTTTCTTCCTAATCGACTTTCTTTCATTTTTATCCTTTCTATACCGACCAAATAACTTCTACAAAATTTTCGCCCATGTAATGAGCGGCGAAATAATTCCCATCCGCGTCCCGAAACCAGCAGCTATCCCCGGCGATCTCCGTCACATTCACCTGGTCGCCTGCCTTCAGTTGGGCTACCACCGGGTATTTTGTCCCTGGCCCGGTCCTCTTATTTAACGTGGGCGCCGTGATCTGGACCTTGAACAGTATGATCTCCGGAGTGACCGGTATGACTGGCGCCGGCGTAATCGGCGCTGCGCCGATCCCAAACAATACGTCCAGATCCTCCTCCGTTCCATCGAACCAATCGCTGTCGACCGGCGTCTGGATGCCTGGCGTCTGCGATTCTCCCCACTGCCAGATCTGCCACTTTCCGGCAGCGACCCAATCCCTGGGTAAGGTCGGCTTTATCACTCCATAATGCGCCACCCACACCGGATATTTGCTCCATTGTCCTGGCGTCACCCACACATCCCACCAACTCGCCCGCGTGTAGACGGTCGGGGTGATCCCGGTGGCCGCCTCAATCGCAACCAGCCATTGCGCCAGCCCGGCTGAGTAAGTTGCGATGCTGGGCGGCACGATCGTATGTTTGATCCCCTGGTCGTCTACCCAGGTCGATTCCTCGCAGTCCAACCCAATCCAGCCAGGCTTTTGTGAAGGAATCAGAGAGGAAAAGATTTTCAAGAAGGCGATGATCTGCTGGTTGGCGTCCATGTCCGGCTGGTAAAAATGCCAGATTCCGGCGCGCAGTCCCACGCTCTGGGCTCCGGCAAATTTAATGCGGAAAGTCGGATCCTCGATAACCCCCTGGGAAGATTTGATCAGGATCGCCGATACGTTCGCTTTAAGTAACGCCCAATCGGTGATCACGTTCCATTGGGAAACATCCACAATTTTCAGCATCTTACCTCCAGAATATTACAAAATAGAGATCCAGCAGCCAGAGAATAAAAAGAAAAATCCCAAACAGCAGCCAGTCCATTACCCCCATCCTTTCTGGGGGTTATCTTAGGAACCTGCCCAGGTGCGGCAGTCCTGCAAGCAGGTATGGTAGTTTATGGATGATCTGGCACTCCAACGCCAGACAGTGCACCGGCAGGTGCGGTCTCCGGCAAAAAATCCCAATCCAGAAAATTATCTGTTTCATAGTTTCCTTTCTAGTATTTCGTCTGCTCCGCCTCAACATAGGTTGTGCATACCTGGTAACCTGAACTGCTGCCATTATGACCATTTAATACCAGTTCAATCAGGTGATAGCCGCTACCGGTCACCGTAATGCTGCTCATCGTATATTCCGTGTCGTAGGTACCTGATGAGTAGGTATCGAATCCCGTCGCTACGACGATTCCATCCACCCACAGGTCAAAGATTCCTCCGACAGTATACTTGTAACCATGCCACAGGAAGTTGTACGTTCCTGCTTCTAGGTACATTTGCACTTGCCACCGGTCTTTATCCGCGGCGCCTGTACTGGCTTTTACATAAAATCCAAATTGAATTTGACTACCGGTATTGGTGATAGCCAGGGTCTTAGAACTCCCATCTGAGCCAAAGAGCAGGAACTCTTGGGCCAGCTTGATCGCGCTTCTCGGGAACAGCGGCCGGCTCCCGGTCGTGTTGTACCCAGGCGCAGCCGCACCCAGGCTGGCATCGGCAATGCTAAGGTAGATCGTCGTGGTGGTATTATCCGCAACCGTGGCTGCCAGGTACCAGGTGATGGCATCAGCGGCAGTGCACATATAGATTTTTCTTCCCGTCGTTCCGTAAGGACCAAGCGGCAGCGGCACGGTTATCTGCTTGTGCGAGGCATCCACCGTTACACTATTGCTCGTTGTATTGGGCAACGTCTCTCCCTCGCTGTCCACGAAGGTAATTTTTACAGAATGTTGCCCATTATCGCAGTTTCCACTGGCAGTATTAACCAATGATATTGTTACACTTGGATAGATCCAAATTTCTTTGATTGCACCTAATATTTTTCGACTGGTAAAACTGTCGCTAATTTCTGGTTCTGGCCCAAAGATAATTTGGCGAGTAATGCCAGTCGTTTTAAAAGATATCAAGTCAAAATATCCATAATAATAACCGCCGATAACAATTTTAACAGTGGCGGCATTTGACGGTGCCTGAAGCAATTTTGTTTGTTGCACCCAATTGCCTGTCGTGGATATATTTACATAATCCGTCCTGATTAATGCTGATCCGGCCGTGTACCAATTGATCAGGGATGGCCCCCCACTGCCTAAGATGGCTTTTTGCATCATTGTAAATTGATAATATTGAGAACCGCTGACGTTGATTATCTGGCTGATATTTGAACCGTAAGGTACGTTGGCGCAATAATTATCGGAATATCCTGGGGTGGCTACTTGCGGCGATCCAACCGTTGTCCAATTGGTAAAATTACCTGTCTCAAAATTCCCATTGAGTGTTAATTCAGTGTTATTAGTTCCGTCCATATAAGTCAATGCCAGACTGGGAATGGTTTTCCCATTCTCGAACATCATCTCATAGCGCCCGTACCTGGCGTTTGCGCCGTTGATGTCCGTGGCGTAGTGCCGCAGCGCGTACCTTGTCCCGTTCAAGTTCAGACCGGTCGCATCCCCCACCCCGTCCCCGTTTGCCCATACCAGCGCCCCGCCTCCAAACCCCGCCTGGAGCTGCCCGTTCAGCACTTCCCCCACCTTGATCAGCCAGCTTCCAAACGTTTCCCCCGCCGCACTCATAAAGCTCCCGTTCGCGTCCGGGTCCGTCGGGTTGCTCCCGCTCAGCAGCGCCAAAAACCTCCCCGCCCGCATATCCCCCATATTGTCCGTCCCCAGCTCGTCCAGCGCATTCACATTCACGTTGCGCTGTTCCACGATCGACAGCCTCCGCTTCAGCTTCTCGATCTCGGCTTGCAGGTTAATATCGTCGGCGTTTCTTAATTCAACCATCACAGATCTCCCTTCAGGGTCATCGAGACCGTATTATCGCTCTCGTCGTAGGCCATCGCCGTGATCCGCATCACTCCTCGCCAGCCATGCCCGCCCCCCGGCAGCCACAGGTTCGCCGCCTGGATGACCAATGAATTGCCTAGCCTCAAATACGAGAAGGCGCTCTCCATCACCTTCACCGTCAGGATCAGGTGCGGCTTGCTCGCCCCGATCAGGGGCGCCGTCAGGGCCGCGTTGACGTTGTCCTGCAGGACGCTCAGCGAGGTCGCCCCGCTGAACTGCTGTACCGTCGACCGCAGCCGGTACGTGCTGATCGAATCCGGCACCCCGGTCGGCGGCGTGGTCAGGCGCGACGACTTGGAGCTCTGGTCGCTGATCCCGATCATCCGGTTCCAAATCTCCCCGTCCACCTGGGCGTCCGTGATCTCCATATTGGCGTTGGGTCCATCGTGCAGCAGCCAGCCGGTATCTATCCCCAGCCGCTGTTTGAAATCAAGGTACAGCGTCAGGTGGTTATCCACCCCGCGCTCCGGCCGCAGGTTCATCTCCATCCCGGCCCGCCCGGCTAGCTCGATCAGCAGGTCCCACACCGGGCGCATATCGTAGACCTCAGTCCGCGTCCCGCCCGAGTTATCCACGTCGCCCATCTGGATCCCTAGTTTTTCGGTCGCATTGGCCATCGCCAGGAGCTGCGTAGCGATACTTCCTGCGCTGCCCGTCAGGATCGCCGCCGCTTCCAGGCTGCGCACTTTCAACAAATATCCAGCGTTGTACAGAGACAATCTTACCGGCGGGATGGCGCCCCAGGGCGTGTCGATCATCCCGCACCAGGCTGGCAGTGTGGCATGCTCTACCAGAGCCAGCCGGCCGAACTGCAGCCAGCTATTCGACGCGTCCGTCGCGCTGATATCTACCGTGGTCTGGCCGCCCGCGTTGATCGCCCAGCCCCGGCTGCACGGCGCGTGGATCTCCCCCGCGCTCGACTCGTCCAGATTAAAGACCACGATCCTGCTCATTCTTTATCTTTTCCCTTAATTCTTATCTGTGCCCATCTGTGTTCATCTGTGGCTAAAGTTGTCTTGGCAGCCAGCTCAGCGCTATCGTTAGGTTGCCCTGGTTCGTGAGCGCCGCCGCCAGTGTGTTGGCGCCAGGCGCCAGGCGGATCCACACGTCCCGCCCGCCGTCGTCCGGCGTCAGCGCCCCGTGCACGTTCACCCCGTCGCAGCTCAACAGGTAATTCTCTCCATCTACCACCAGCGTGCGATTCAAGATCATCGGGTAGATCAGCGTTATCATGTCTCCGGTGGTCTGGTTTTGCAGCGCGATGTTCAGGTGGATCTGGTTAACCTGTCCCAACAGCGCTCCCACCGGCAGGTTGCCCGAGGTGAACGTCACCGTGGCCGTGCCGATCTCCAGGTCCGCCTCGGCGCCGGTCACGGCTTTTAGGCTGCCGGAGAGCAGGAAGCGCAGGGAGTTGACCCCGATCGTATCGCCGGTATGGCTGATCGCCGTCCAGCTATTCAAGGTCCCTGGAATGGATTCATTCCACACCTGGCTCCAGCTCGACCCGTTCACGCTCTTCTGCAAGGCCGCCAGCGCCGGCCAGCTTGTTGTTGTGGCCCGTTTGCTGCCGGTCGACGTGATCGATGCGATTCCGCCCGCGCAGTCCATCTGCCAGGCAATCGTGGCCGTTTCATTCTGCAACCGACCGCTCAGTGTCCAGCAGGCTTCCAGCATCCCGGCCACCAGGTTGCCGGATCCCCCATTCTGCGTGTATAGATAGGTAGTGCTCTGATCGCCTTTTTTGGTGATGGATGGCTTCCAACTGCCCGGCCGGCTGGTGTTGGTGGGGTCCTGGAACCCGGTCGTGGCGCTGTAGACCCAGCTGCTGTTAGAGCTGTTGGTCAGGTCGAATAGAGGTTTATTGTCATCGTAATGCGCATTGGTTGCCGCCGGGTCCGTCGCAGAGGAATTGCCGTACAGGATATAAATGACGTTTTGGATGTGCTTGAAAGTATCCCCGGCCGCATGCGCCTGCTGCGTGGTGCCCAGGACGCCCCGCGCAATCACGCTCACTGTGTAAAGCGCCACGTTTTTCCCGGAATATTTGAACCATTCCGTGCCGTGGTACAAGATCCCTGCCGCCGGCATCGCCGTCAAGGCGGCCTTGTTGTTGGCCGTGGGTTGGAACACCAGCAAGGTCACCCCTCCGCCGCTGGACACCGGGGTCAGCAGCGTGAGGGAGTAGCCCGGGTCGAAATTGAGGTTGAACCACACGTTGGTCGCCGCGTTGTTTGGGTTCGGGATCCAGCGGGACACTTCCACGTCGTTGACAATGATGCGCAGATCGTAACCGCTGGCCAGCATGTACCCGGAGCTGACCAGGGTCGCGGTATTCAGCGTGATACACCACGGCCGGCTGCCGTATTTGATCGCGGGCGGGTTGACCAGTTGGTAGAGCTGCTGGTACAACCAGCCGCTGGTTACGCTGGTGGGGGTGATGCTGAGCGACAGGCGCGTCATTACCGTACCGCTCACCGTGATCCCCTTGGTCCCTCCGGATCCGGTCGGCGACCAGCTATCCGTTTCTGCGGAAACGGCCTGCCAGGCTGCCGGTCCGGATTGCAGCACCGCCGTATACAAGGTCTGGTCATTGTTCGGGACCAGCGAGGTCACCGTGGCGGTCAACTGGTAATCGACGCCATTGTCCAGCGTTATTACCAGGACCCCGGTCGTGCCCGGTTTCAGGGCTGCTTTCAACGTCTGGCACAGTACGAAACGGTTGGCGTAGTTTTGTATCCGGATGACAACCGGGATGCCTCGCGCCTCTCCGAAATATGCCCCCGACCAGGTCGGGTCGTTTTTCATCTGTTGCAGGAAGGCCAGGTCAGCGTTAGGCAGGCTGTTCACGTCGACCACGGCTGCTTGGTAGCTGCTGTTATTCAGGACGAACCCGTTGAACGTTTTGACGATGGCTGCCATTAGAAACGGCTCGCTTTCTGCTGGGCGAAGGGTTTCCCGGCCTGGCCCTGCTGGATCGTCACCGGCCCATAGTAATAATTGGCGGTGCTGCTGCTGGAGTAGCTCCCGCCTCCTGTCCCGGCCAGCGCCAGGTTTCCCCCCTGGAAACCGTTCATCGCCCCGTTGATCTGCCGTTTGACCGCCTGCATCTGATTGGCAAACCCCGCTCCCAGCCCGAGCGCCATATTTGCCCCAATCTCCGCAAAGACCTTGGATGGAGAGGACATTCCCAGGGCGTGCCTTACCGCCGGAGGTAAGAGATTCACCAGGCCGGTGATTTCCCTTATCAGGTCCGCCCAACCGTTTTTAATCCCGGTCCACAGTCCCTTGACTATATCTGCTCCGATCAGGCCCAGTTGTAGCACCAGCGCCTCGATGCCTTTTGCGAGTGAGCTAACAATCTGGACCGCCGTACTGCCGATCAAGGGCGCATTTTTTATTATCCCTTCCCGCAGCGCCGTGATAATCTTCCCCGCCACGTCATCCAGGATCGGCAGCGAATTCACCAGCGCCATCACTATCGCATCGATGATCTTGGGAATATAAGGCAGCAAGACGGGGATTGCCAGGACGAGACCGTTTGCCAGGGCCAGGATCAACTGCGCCGCCGCATCGATCAGCAAAGGCAGCATGTTAATCAGCGCCAGGATGATCTGTGGGATGACCTCGGCGATGACTGGCATCAACTGCGGCAGGGCGTCTGTAATCCCATTGGCGATGGTGATTATGATCTGCAGCGCCGCCGTCAACAGCGCCGGAAGCTGCGGCAGGATCCCTTTGACCAGCGCCAGGATCAGTTGTACGCCCGCTTTCATCAAAATTGGCAGGGTTTGCGTAATAAATGTCACCAGCGAGGTCAGTATGAGCACTACCGCCGGCAGCAGCGCCGGCAGGTTTTTCACCAGCGCTGCCACTATCCCTTTTAAAATATTCAACCCGGCCAGCAGCAGCTTCGGCGCCTGGGCTGCTACGTTGTTGGCCATCGTCCCCACCAACTGCCCCAGCCCATCCGCCATCTTACCCAGGTCTCCGCCAGATCCGCTTACGATCTGGGAAAATTGCTGTAAATAGTTCCCCGCCGACCCGAATACCGCCTGAAATCCGGGCAGGAATGCGCTGGCCAGCGTACCCAGCGTGCCCTGCAATCCTGCGCCGAGCTCATCCAGCATGTCGTGGAAATCGGTCAGGCCTTTCACGCTGTCATCGCTCATCACCGCCCCCATTTTGTGCGCCTCCGCGCTCAGGTTCGCAATTTTGGGGCCCGCTTCGATCAATGGGTTGAGCTCCAGCGCGCTCTTGCCAAAGATTGCCATCGCCAGCGCGTCCCGTTGGGTTTCGTTCGGAATTTTTCCGAGGGCGGCCAGGGTCTCGTTCATCACCGTTTGGCTGTCACGTAATTGGCCGGATGAATCTCTGACTGAAATACCTAAATCCTTGAATGCGGCGGATGCTGGGTTGGTCTTATCTGTCGCCGCAGCTATTTTTTGATTAAAATCCTCTTGTTGTTGCTTGGCGGCAGCCATGCTTTTTTCAAGAGCTGGCAGATCTTTCGAGCTGACTTTAGCCGCTGAAACTCCGAAAAGTTCGAAGGCGATCCTGTCGCGCTCGACAGGGTCCTTAGTATCTTTCAGAGCTGTGATTAATTCGGTGTAAACTGCTTTGGCGTTTCTGAAACTTCCGTCCGAATTTTGGACAGCGATTCCAAGATCGTTGAATTCGCCTGCTTTAGCTCCTATTTTTAGAGACTCGATGGATGTGCCTGTTTTATCCGCCTGAGTAGCCGCCGAAGCCATGTTGCGGATCAATTTTCCCATTGGATCGGTGATTGTGGATAGATCGATCCCGGTCCCTTTCGCCACGTATTGCAGCTCCTGCAAGCGCTGCGTGCTGATCCCGGTTTGTTCGCTCAGCACCGTCAGTTCGCTGGCGGAATTCCCCGCATCTATGACCAGCTTTGCAATGGCTGCGCCCACGCCTGCTACGGCTGCTGCAGTCGCTGCAACCGCCGTCGCCGTGATCTTGATTCCTTCGCCTAGCGCACCCATCGCCTGCTTAAAGGTGATCGTCTTTTTCTCGGCCGCATCCTCTTTCGTCGCCAGTTCCCCCACCCCGCTGCCGGCGTTCTTGGCATCCGGGCCCATCTTGATCAGAGCCAGGTTGTCATTCTCGATCCCGGTATACATCTTATTCAACCTCTCCGTTTCGAGGTTGACTTTGATTTGCAGCTCTTCTAGCGCTTTGGCGGATGTATTTCCCCCGGCTGCCAGATCCTTATAAACCTTATTCAGTCCGTCTACTTTTTGCTGCTGCAAGGCCGCCTGGCTGGTCAGGGATTTGAGATGGCCTTCCATCCCGGTCGAGGATTTATCCCAATCCCCCATCGCCGCCGCGCTCGATTTGAACCCCGTTTCAATCACCTTGATCTGCCGGTTTAGCTCGGAGATCCCCGCCTTGTAATTGGTGGTATCCAGGGATACAGTTCCACTTAATGGGTTATCGCTCATTCCCAACCTTCCACCTGGTCGCAGTAGACCAATTCAGATTCAGCCTCTGATGAAGAACCTTGTCCAAGACGGCTGATAAAAGGAAATAGACTCTCGATGTCCGTTTCATCGATGTCGTGCAGGTTCCAGTTGAATCCTTTTACCAGCGCAATCTCCATGTCGACCATCCATCCGTGGTCGAGCGGCTCGCCTCCGGCTTCTACGCCGGCGGGGTAGGGTTTCCTGGAACCAGCTTCCCGGCCTTGGCCATGATCATGGTCAGCACGCTCACCATATCCGTAACGTCCGCCCCCTTCTCCAGGTCGGCCATCCCGAACTGGTCCCCAAACGCCGCAATCACGAACCCGGTCAGCTCGTCAAAATCCGTTTCGGACATATTGTTGACGTCCAGGACCTTGGCCAGCCGGATCGCCCGCTTGAGAATGCCCCACGGCACGATGGATTTGGTATAGGTTTTGATCGGCGCATCGTCCGCCGCGTACAGCGTAATTTCGATAGGTGTGCCTGACATAATTTACCTTTCTACCCCTCGGTCTCTCGCAAGAGCAGACCGAGGGGAAGAGAACTATTTGATTGAATCTCATTACCCCCGCACTTCGGGGGTTAACCAGCTTACGTGGTGGTGAATGAGCTGACTCCAGATTTCAACTGGTTGAAAATATCTCTGACAGCGAAAGCCATCGTGATATTTGTCGCCGACGGCAGGTTGGCCGTATGGACTACGGTAACGATTTTGCGCGTCGCATCGATTGTATTCGTTCCCGCGATCACCGCGTGCGAGGTGTTGTTGATCAACTCGCAGTTGAATTCCTGTCCGACTGCCAGGGCATTGCTGAAGGTCAGCGTGCAGACCACAGTGTTAGCCTGACCAGTCGCGCCATCGGTCGGGCTTGGCGTAAAGGTTAGAGCTCCTGGAGCGGTCGAGGTCGGCGTCTGCACCTGGCTGAACCAGGAAGCGCCCACCGTGAAGTTGCTGGTGTCGTCGTCGCCGATCACCCGTTTCACGCTGTCGGTCACCGAGTTCGGCAGGCTGAACTTCCAGGTCGTCCGGATCGCCGTGAAGATGATTTGCATTATCTTAGGATCTGGTTTGTCTGCCAGGGTCGTCACGTCCTCTTTCGGCATGGCGAACTTGCCCTTCAGGAACCAGAAGTATCTGTAATGCCCGTTGGTTTTCAAGGCTCTGAAGCCCAGGGCAATGTACGGCGGCACGCTGCCGTTGTCATACATGCGCCCGGTCGTGGCGTCGAAGGACCGTCCGATGATCGTCGCCAGTTGCACCAGGCCCAGCCCGGTCACCTCTAAGGTGAGCTTGGTTTCCGCCTCGGCCGTCATCACCTCGTAAGGTTGGTTGTCCGCGTATTGGATCGCGAACGTGTTCTGCGGCTCCATCGTCGCCGTGGCGCTTGGCGCCAGGTATTCCGGCGTCCCTGCCACGTAGGCGGCGTTGTCGTCCTGGGTCACCAGGGTAAAATACAGGTTGTCCAGACCGATCTTGGATTTTTGCTCGGCTGGAGCGTAAGTTAAAGGCATGGGATTTTACTCCTCTTCTAAAAAATTGAATTCCGCCGCCAGCCCGAACATCCTGTCGTCGGAGTTATAAGGCAGGTCATGCACCGGCCCTTTGATAAACCCGGCCGTCTGCATCGCTCCATTCAGCGCAGTCAGGTTCGCCCCGGAGAACCCGTTCTGGCTGTAATAGCTGATCTGGACGTGGTGTAATAAGCTCTTCTCCGTGTTGTCTGCAAACTGTTTGCCCGAACCGGAGATCTCGAAGTACACCAGGTACTGCGCCGGGATTTGCGCCCCATTGGCCGGGATCCACACCCCGGCCGCCATAGGCAGCCCCAGGGGTGTCAGTGCGCTGTTGATCCGTTCCCAGATCGTGCTCATATCAGTTTCTTTTCCTCGAACACTTTCCGCATGGCTGCCCGCGCCTTGCCCAGGTCCTGGTCGAAGGTGGGCCGCACGTAGGGCTGCGCCGGGGTGTGCGCCGATCCGAACTCCTGCACGTTGCCGTACCTGGCCGTGTTGGCGTCCGCATCCTGGCTGATCCCCACTTCTACGTAATGCACGGTCCCATCCTGGACCGGGTCGGTGCAGGTCAGATGGTTCTCCAGGTTGTGGGTATCCTTTGGCACGCGGCGCTTCATGCCATCCAGCAGGATCGCCCCGCCGGCTGACAGCGCCTCGTCGCACACCGGATCGATGTCGACGCCCGCCCTGGCAACCTTCGCCAGGTATTCATCGAACCCTTTCAGATCCAGGCGGCTTTTGGTCATTACCCGCTCCTTACGTACTGGCACTTCAGCTCCAGGTATTCATGCATATTGTGAACGTCGTCGATTGCGAGGATTTCGTAGACCTTGCCGTCCTTCAGCACGATGCAGGTATTGTCCACGTCGTTCCGGTAGCGGATCAATACCGTCGCCGGCGCGATCGCTTCCACGATCTGCGACGCCCATATCTCTGTCCCGTGCACGTTCACCCACTTTGCCCACACTGTCGCTAGGGTCGTATACGTCGGCGACGGGAAGCCGCCTGAAGTTGATGAAACGCCCCGCGTCTGCAGCGTGATCTGCGTACGTAGATCGCCCGGGTTGGTGGGGATGCCGTTGATTTGCATGGCTATTGTTCCTCGAGCGGGATCAGGTACACCCGGTACCATCTGGCCGATAGGTCAGTGCTGGTAAGCTGCTGGATCTGGTCGGCCAGGGTGATCACCGGCTCAAAAGAAGCCTTCTGGTCGCCTGAGCAGCCCACCACGCCTGTTAACGTGGACACCAGGTCTCCTGGCATGGCGCCCACCAGATTGGCGCCTCCCAGGCCCTGATTGCCCTGGAACGTCTTGGTCTTCAGCGCAATTGCCTCCAACTGCGTCAGGCAGGACATCAGCCCAAAGCTCAGCGGCGCATTGCGCTGGGCCATCATGGCCGGGTCCTCGTGCCACATCACCACCAGCAGCCGGGCTGCTGCAATGGCCACCGGGTGGATCGGCGTGTCCAGGGTCCAATCCCTCCCGGTGGCGATGCGGATGTAGCTGTCAGCCTGCGGAAGCAGGTCCAGCATCTCCGGGTCTGTCACGTCGCAGCGCAGTGCATTTGCCGCTTGTACAGCCGTCAAGATATTGGTCATAGCTTACTTGGCCGGCGCGGCTGGCGCGGCTGGCGTTTCAGGCGCTTCTTTCTTCGATGCTTTCTTGGGTTTTTCCCAGGGGTCGTCGTCGGCGTTGGCCGTAGTCCCCAGGATCGCCCAGCCCAAGGCCTTGGTTTCTTCGACCGCGTCCGGGTGGACCACCAGGCGCTGCCCGGCTTTTTCCATAATTGTGAATTCCATAGAAAACTCCTTAGTTTGAAATTTTTTACCTCAGCCGTTTTAGTAGATCAGGTTCGCAATGTGGGCTGATTTGACAGCCTTGACGCCCCAGGCGATGCCGACTTCGTAGGCTACCCGGCGGTACTGCTTGTACACGCGGATCTCGAACGGCAGGCCGCTGACAGGGTCCATGAGCGTCATTGCATCATCCGCCGCGTCTCCGCCAGGCGGGGTCGCAGGAATGCGCGCTACCAAGAAGAGGGCATTGCCGTCGAAGGCTACACAGGGGGTGAAGTTCCCTCCGATCGTCATGGCATTGGAGGTCGCGATAGTAACCAACGCCCCTGGGGCGTTCAGGACGATCGTGCCAGGCGCCGCGATGCCGGTGTTGATCACGTACTTGTTGACCGTATCGGCCGCGAAGGTCACTACATCCCCGGCCAGGACGGTGCCTGAACCGGTTATCAGGGGGATAGAGGTCACGCCCGGAGCGGTCGAGCCG